CGGCTCGGACAAGTTCGGTCCGTGACCGTCGATGGAGGTTCCGCACGTGCGTTTCCGTTTCCGATGCCGCGGGGCCGTTGATGTCGCGGAAAGCGGCCAAAACGGTCCATTTGCAGGAATTCGCCGACGATCACGGCGTGACGGTGCGGACCGTGACCAACTGGATTGCGGAGGGGATGCCACATCGGAACGTGCGCGGCGAGCGGCGCGTGGTGCGGGCCGAGGGCAACGCCTGGCGGTTGGATCGCGAACGGCGCCGCGCGATGGACAAAGCGGCCGGCGGCCGATGGGACAAAGACGAGGAAATGGCCAAGCGGATCCGGGTTGATCGGCTGATCCGCGAAATGGAGTTGCGCAAACTCGAACGGACGTTGTTGCCGGCGGCGGCATTTGACGAACGGTTGGACCGGATTGCCGGCGGGTTTGCCGCGGTTGCTATGGGGCAACTGCAACAGTTTGAACGGTTGTACGGGTTGGAACCGGGCGCCGCGCGCGCGTTGACGCTCAAAATTCAAGCGGCGTTAATGCAGGGGGCGCAGGAGCTCGCCGATACGTTGGACGCAGAAGCGGCGGCGTTGCAGCAACTTGAAGCGGATGAAACGGCCAGCGGCGACGATGTAGAATCGACCGACAACGATGTCGATTCCGATACCGATGCTGATGCCGATGCGACGTTGGTCGACGACATCGACGGCGACCCGGTCGACGTGGTGCCGGTTGTTGTTGACGACCGGACCGACAACAACTATTCGTTGGGCCTATGATCGATAGCCCATTGGCCATCGCGGCGGCGTTGACGCGCGCGGCCGATCGCATTCGGTTGGTGTGCGAAGTGCCCGACGGGGGAACCGTCACCGAATTCGCCGAACGCCATTTGCGCATCATTGATGGCGGCGCCGATCGTGGCCCGTATTCGTGCGCACTGACGCCCTATCAACGGCGGTGGCAGGATTTGATTGGCGACCCAATGCAAACCAAAATCGTGTTGTGTTGGGCGTCGCAACTTGGGAAAACGACGGTACTGCGCAACGGGATTGCGTATCGCATCAAACGCATGCCGTCGGGCATTCTGGCCGTGCAACCCAAAATCGATCGCGCGGAAAATTGGGCCAAAGAGGAAATTGACGTGATGGTGCGCGCGTCCAAAGTGTTGCGCGACATCGTCGGGGCGTCGCGCGCGTCGGGCGCGACGTTGCGTTTCAAACCGTTTCCGGGCGGTTACCTGTTCATCGCGTCGGCGCAGTCGGCAACCGAACTGGCGTCGCGGTCGGCGCAACTGGTGATGGCCGACGAAACCGATCGGTATACCCTGTTGAAAGAGGGCAACCCGCTCAAAATCATTGAACAACGCATGGCCGGCCAAGATGTCGGGTTGATTATTGAAACCTCAACGCCTGGCGAACATGACACGTCGATGATTTGGCCGGAGCTCGAAGGGGGCACAAACGAACGGTGCCACGTGCCATGCCCCCATTGCAACCGGCTGCAAGAGTTGGAATTGGGAAACGAACAGGAACCGTTTGGGCTCAAGTGGCCGAAAGGCAAACCGTTGCTGGCGGAATACATGTGCCGGTATTGCCAACAGATGATCGACGAACGGCACAAACCGGGCATGTTGGCGGCACACGAATGGATCCCGTCCAACCTTGAGGGCACTTATCCGTCGTCGCATTTGTCGGCGCTTTACTCCCCTTTCAAAAAATCCCGGTGGGGCGTGCTGGCCGAACAGTTGGTGGCCGCGGGCAAAAAGCCTGGCGACCTGCAAGTGTTTTTTAACACGCGCATGGCGCGGACGTGGAAAGAAGGGGTATTCGAGGTAAAACCCGACGACCTGGCCGCGCGCGCAACGGAACGCCTAGAGGAGTGTGTTGTGCCGGATGGCGTCGGGGTGCTGACGGCCGGCGTTGACGTGCAAGACAACCGGTTGGAACTGTGGGTGTGGGGGTGGGGCGCGGCATTGGAGTCGTGGCCGATCGCGCATTGGGTAATACCTGGCGATCCGGCGATCCGGCCCGGCGATCCGAATTCACCCTGGGATGAATTGGAAACCAAACGCACGGCGTTTTTCCGGCATGAGTCTGGCCAGCGGTGCAAGATTGCTATGACGTTTGTGGATTCTGGTTATCAGACCACGACGGTGTATCGGTATACCGACCGGCGAAAGGGGCGGGGCGTCTACGCGTGCAAAGGCGTCGGCGAAGTCGGGCAACCCATTCTCGGCAAACCGTCGTTGCAAACCATCGGGCGCGTGGTCGTGTATCCGATCGGCGAGCATGCCACCAAAAACGAGTTTTTGCGGTCGCAGATTTTGACGTCGGCGCCTGGTCCGGGGTTTGTGCATATGCCCCAATGGATGACGTTAGAAACCATCGACCAGTTGGTGTCGGAAAAACGGGTACGGCGGATTCACGAAGGGCGCATAAAATACGTGTGGGTGTTGAAACAGGACGGCACGGCAAACGAGGCGTTGGACTGCCGGCGATACGCGCGCGCGGCGCTGGAAAAACTTGGGAACCCGGTTATTCAAAACCTGGCAAAGCGGGCGGCCAAGTGGTCGATTCGGGCGGAAGATCCGGGGGAAACGATCACGACGACCGACGTGCCGGCGCCAACGATCGCCGACGTTCGTCGGGACGAACGTACGGCGGCGCTCAAGCGGCGCCCCCGCAAACCGTCATTTGTCACAGGGTGGAAACCGCGATGATTTCCGAGGAATTCCAACGAACGCGCGCGGAACGCGCGGCGGCGGCGCGGCCGGAATTCTGCGCGGGGTTGCCTATTGTCGTGGTGCAAGCGTTGGACGACCTGACGTTGCCGAACGTCGCGCGGCTGGCCATGTGGCATTTGCGGTTGCGGCTCGACCTGGTCGTGTTCACCGAGGTATACCAGGAGTCGTTGCGGCGCGAAATGCGGGTGGAAGATTCAACCGTGCATAAAACGCTCACGTGCCTGGTAGAAACCGGCTATTTGGAGGAATCCGGGCAAAAACGCCCGCGCGCGTTTCGGTTTCCCTGGTCGCGTCGACCACGGGGCGCTCGGGGCGTAACTCCGGCCGCGGGACGGTAGGACGGTGCGCGCGCCATGGGCGGCGCGCGGCCGCGCGCGCATTGTCGGGGCGTGGATCCCCTGTCAAACGTTCCGGCGCGCCTGGTTGCGGGCGATAGCCTCACGATACGGCGCACGTTCCCGACCATTGCCACGGGCGACGGCTATACGCTGACGCTCAAACTGGTCGCGATCGGCGGTACCATCACGTCGATTACGGCAAGCGAGGATGCCGGCGCGTTCGTGTTTGCGATTCTTCCGACGTCGCTGGCGGCTGTTGCCCCTGGGGTGGTGTCTTGGGCGTTCGTGGCCACGCAGGGGTCGGCCGAACGGTATACGCTCGAAGAAGGGACGACCGTACTGGCGCCCGATCCGACCAACACGGCGACGGCGCAAACCACGCAGTTGGCGCACATTGAACGCGTTATTGCGGTGTGTGAAGCAACGATAGAATCGAAGTTGACCGACGACATGCAGATGTATCAGTTGCCCGACGGCGTGACCGTGTCCAAACTGCCGTTGTCGGAAGTGCGCGCATTGCTTGCACAGTATCGCGCAAAACGGTCATCGATCCTACGCGGCGGCCGTCAACGCGTGCGCGAAATCTGGTACCAGTGCCGTGGCTGACCGGCGCCCGTCGTTTTTCGATCGCGCGTTGTCGGCGGTGGGGCTGCAGCGGGCGCCGCAACCGCTGGCCTCGATGCCGACGCCATCAAACGCGCCCCGGCGCGCGAGCGGGCGCGTCTATCACGCGGCGGCGGTGGATCGGCTGACGGCGGATCTGTTCGCACAAATCCTGTCGGGCAACGATGAAATCAAAGGGGATTTGCGGCGGTTGCGCGGCCTCTCCCGGCGCCTGTTCCGCGATACGGCGTACGGGGCCCGATACCCGAAGCTGATAGCCGAACAGGCGTTGGGGGCCGACGGTGTGTTACTGCAGGCGCGAGTAGAAAAACGCGTCGGGGGGCTAAACCGGGGCGTCAATCGGACGTTGGAATCTGAGTGGCGCACGTGGGGCAAGCTCGGCACGGCGACCGTGTGCGGCAAGCTGTCGTGGCTCGAAGTGCAATATTCGGTCGTCGAACAACTGGCGATCGACGGCGAAATTTTGGTGCGGAAGGTGCGCGGGTTCAACAACGCGTACGGCTTTGCGCTGCAGATGCTCGACGTCGATTTGTTAGACGAGACGTACACGGGTCGCGCGCCGAACGGCAATCGCGTCGTGATGGGGGTGGAGCTCGACAAATGGGGGCGCCCGGTGGCGTACCATTTGTTTACGGAACATCCGTCGGAATTCCAGAACGCGCGACGGCGCGAACGCGTGCCGGCGGCCGACATCGTGCATTTGTTCGTGTGCCGGCGCGGCGCGACGCGCGGGGTGCCGTGGACGGCGCCGATCCTGCTCGATGCGTCGACCCTGGCCGCGTTCCTCGAAGCGGCCGTGCATGCGGCGCGCATCGGGGCATCGCGGACGGCCGCAATCACGCGCGACAAAGATGTGCAAATCGACGATGACGAGGCGGAGAACTTTTCCGCGGCGCCCGATGAGGTGGCCCCCGGCCAGTTTCTCAACTTGGCGCCTGGCGAATCGCTGTCGTCGATCGATTGGCAATACCCAACCGGCGAAATCGACCCCTTCACCAAAATCATTTTGCGGTCGCAGGCGGCGGGGCTGAATGTCTCGTACGCGGCGTTGTCTGGCGATTTGTCGGACGCCAACTATTCGAGTTTGCGCGCGGGGATGCTGGCGGAACGCGACTACTACCGGCGCTTGCAAACACTGGTGATTGATGGGTTTTGTACGCCCGTCTATGAAGCCTGGCGCGAGATGGCGTTGTTGATGGGCAAAATTCCGATGCGCGCATCGATCACCGATTACGACCGGGTGTTGATGCAACCGCGGGGGTGGGCGTGGGTCGATCCCAAAAAGGACATCGACGCTAGCGTGGTGGCGTTGGAAAACCGGTTGACGTCGCGGCGTCGCATTTTGGCCGAAGGGGGCGCCAACCTTGAGGATGTGTTTGAGGAAATCGCCGAAGAAGAAACGTTGATGCGATCGTTGGGCATTTTGCCGGTGCCGAAAAAAGCGGGCGCGCCCGGCGCGGCGGCGCCCGTGGCCGATGCAACCGACGACAACGCGGACGACGACGCGGAAGACGACGAACCATTACCCGATGCGGCCGACGATGCGGCCGACCAACCGACGGCGGAATCATGAGCGTACGCACCAACCCGAACATGCCGGCGATGCGCGACCCGGCCGACGTCGTGCGCACGGCGTCGTTTTCGATTGCGCTCGATCGCGACGCCCTGCAGGAAATGACGCGGGCGGCAACCAACGGCGCGACCGACGAACGTATTCCCATCACGTTTTCGTCTGAATTCGGCGTGGAGCGCTACAACTATTGGGAAGACGAACGGTACCTTGAAATTCTGGACCATTCGGCCGGCTCCATCGATTTGTCGCGCGCGCAAAACGGGCTCGTATTCGTCGATACGCACGACATCTACAGTGTGCAAAGCGTGCTCGGACGTGTTGAGGATGTGAAGTTGCGCGCGGATGGCAAGTTGGCGGGCATGCTCAAGTTTTCGCAGCGGCAAGCGGCGCAAGATTATCGGCGTGACATCCTCGACAACCTGGCCGGCGAGGTTTCGGTAGGGTATCGAATCGACCCGAAACGCGTCGATCGCGTCACCAAAGAGGGCGAGTTGCCGCGCTACATCGTGCGGTGGTGGATGCCGACGGAAGTGTCGGCCGTGCCCGTGCCGGCCGATCCAACGGTCGGCGCCAATCGGGCGCAACCCCATGACGACGCGTCGCGCTATTTGCCTGTTCCGTTTCTGCAGTCGGCTCCGGTCGTACCGGCTGCGGGTGTTCCCCCGACGACCTTTCGCACTGATGCCCCGACGGGCGGAGATACAACCGTGGCACAAAAGAACACGGCCCCGAATACCGGGGCAAACGACGAGGGGTCGACCGAGAGCGGCAACACGGCCGGCGTGGTCGTGACGCGAAGCGAGGGGCCGACGGATGCCGAACGGCGCCGCACGTTGGCGTCGCTGGCGGCGCAACATGACGTGTCGGACGTCTACGCGCGCGGCGATTCTGCGGGCAAGTCGTTCGACGAAATCGCGGCCGACATCATGGCCACGTTGCGCGCGCGCGCGGAACGCGGCCCCGAATTCGGCGGCCGGGTGACGCTGACCGAATCGGAACAGAAGCGGTATTCGGTGTCGCGCGCGATCCTGGCGGCGTCGGGTGACAACCCGTCGGGATTTGAAGTCGACATTTCCCAGGAACTCTCCAAGCGGTTGCCGCAAGGGTATTCCGCGAAGGGGTCGGGCATCTACATCCCGACCAATCTGGCGTCACCATTCCCGGCGCAGAATTCGCGCGCGGCGATCGTGGCGGGCACGTCGTCGCTTGGCGGCGCGCTCACGTTCATCGAACCGGGGTCGTTTATCGACTATTTGCGCAACCGGGCGATGGTGCTGCAGGCGGGCGCGACGCTGCTGCCGGGGCTCCGGTCGTCGGTGTCGTTCCCCAAACAACTGACGACGGGGTCCGTGTCGTGGGTGGGTGAAAATCCGGGGGCGGACGTCACGGAAACCAACATGACGTTTGGTCTGGTGTCGCTGACGCCCAAAACGATGCAGGCGACGCAGGCGTTTTCGCGTCAACTGCTGGTCCAGGCTGAATTCGTGCCCAACATCGAACAGTTGGTGCGCGGGGACCTGGCGTCGTTGCATGCGCTGGCGATCGACCAGGTTGCCGTCAACGGTTTGGGGTCCAGTAATCAACCGTTGGGCGTCATGAAATCGACCAACGTCGGCACGGTCGCGATTGGTGCGCAGGGTGGTGTGCCGACGTACGATTTTTTGGTCGACCAGGAAGTGCAGATTCGTTCGGGCAACATCGCCGGCGAAATCGCGTACCTCACAACGCCCGGCATCGGCGGCAAACTCAAGAAAACGCAGAAGTTTTCAAGCACCAACGGCGAAGCGGTTTGGACGGGCGATCTGCTGAACGGTCGTTTGAACGGCGCCCCCGCGTTTGCGACGAACCAGGTGCCGTCGAATCTGACAAAGGGCACCACGTCGACCGTGTGTCACGGCATCATTGCCGGCGCGTGGCAAAACATGTGGATCGCCGAATTTGGCATGGCCGAAATCATCACGGACGTGTTCAGCAAGAAGAAACAGGGGTTGATCGAAGTAACGTCGTATCAGATGATCGACGTTGGCATTCGGTACGATGCCGCGTTTTCGCTGATCCTCGACGCGAAAACGTCGTAAGGTTCTGCTTTCCAGGACACGGCGCCGTGCCGTGTCCTGGAGGCTAACGCCCTATGTCTATCGCTACCGACCTCGAATCGCTCTACACCAACGGCCCGTATCGGGCCTCGTATGTCTACGGGGCCGAAACGGGGTACGGGCAATTCATGGCGGCCGATGTGGTCGGCAGCGATACGGTTGGCGGCGGCGCTGAACTGCGGAACGTGCGCGTGTTTCGCGTCGTGTCCAGTCGGTTGGCCGCGGCCACGTACGGCGATGCTCTCACGATTGGCGGCACGGCCTACGTCGTGCGGGACAATCGGCTGATAAACGGCGGCGCGGGGCGCGAGGTGTACGTAGCATGATCCTCGAAACGTTGCGCATACTCAAAGACGCGTTGTCGTCTGGCGGCTCGGCGCCGCTGGCCACGCACATTGCGGCCGTGCCCCGCGATGGCGGCGACGCGGCGCCAACCACGCCGACGGTGGTCGACGAAACACGGTCGGCGGCGGCGGCGTTGGGCCGGTCGCCGAATGCCACGGGGCCGGCGCTGCTGGTGTCGTTTCAGTCGGCGACCGACGACGACCCGAAGACGATGCAACGCACGGGTGACGTTACCGTGGCCGTGATTTTTCGGTATGTGGATAAAGACGCGACGGCCGAACGCGCGGCGCAAGATGCGTTGTATGTGATGCGCGCATTGCGGCGCGCGCTCAAAAACATTCCGATGCCCGTTACGCGCAACCAAGTGGCCATGTATTCGCTACAGACGGCCGACTATGTCGCGATCGACCAAAAGACGGACGACAAGTCGACCGTGGTTGGCGTGCGGGCCACGTTCGTGGTACGCGATAACCTGTTGTGATTCTTCCCCCCTTTTCTTAGAGACTCCAGGCGATGCCTACTCCCCCGAAGGTTCTACACGTGCTCGGGTTGCTTGCCAAGATTGAAGCAACGTACGGCGTCGCCATTGCTATGACGACGACGGCCGACGGGCTGTTGCTGCAGTATGCCGACAAAAACATCGGCGCCCCGGTCAAACTCGATTATGCCAACGACGGCCAGATGGGGCCGTCGGTGGCATCGCTGATTGCGCAACCGCGAACGTCGCCGACGGGGCGCGCGTTCATGGGCGATTTCCCGATGCGGTTTGCGGGCGCGGGGGCCACGTACACGCCAACCGTGGTACCATCGATTCATGTGCCGATGCAGGCGGCCGGCTACACGCCGACGTTGGCGTCGGGGCTCTACACGTACGGCCCCACGGCGCCCGGCGTCGGGTATAAATCGATGTCAAACGAGATGTACACGCGCGGCGAAAAGTGGAACGGGTCGGGCGTGCTGTCCAACCTGCAGGTTGCGTATCCCGACGCCAAACCGCCTCTGTTCACGTTCCTGTCACGCGGCGTATCCGATGCCGTGCCGGTCGACGTAACGGCCCCGTCGATCAACTACCCGACGTTGCCGGCGTTGCCGTTGGGCACGGGCATTCTGTTCACGTTCGGATCGTTTACGGCGGGCGTCGTCTACTCGGCGGCATTCGATCTGCAACGCGACATCGAAGCGGCGCGCGTGGCGCTCACGAATGCCGGCGGGCATTTGGGCTTTGTGCCGGGGATTCGCATCCCGCAACTGAAAGTCACGTTGGAACAGTCGGCATTTACCACGGCAACGCCCTGGCATGCGCCAACCACGTTCAACCCGTACAAACTGCGCGAGGTAGCCACGCAACTGCCGTTGGTGCTCAAGCATTCTGACCCGAACTACACGGTCGGCAATTCCATTGCGCTGTTGGCGTCGCGGGCGCAAATCGTCGATGTGGTGCCGAACGGCAGCGGCCCCACGGCTACGGTGGAATTGACGTTCGAGTTTAAGGAGTCGACACCAGGCGCCAACGACGATCATACCTGGGTTGCGGGGTCGTAACGGGTGCCCACGTTTGATGCAGATGCGTACCGGGCGGCGCGTGAACCGTTTGCAGTGGTCGTAAACAAACGGCGGCGCGTCGCGCGGCCCGTGTCGGCGGAAATCGTTATCGCGTTGCAACCGGCGCTGGCCTCGACCGACGGCGCCGTGGCCAACCGGGCGTTGCGTAAACTGTTCCGGGCGGCGTTTCCCTGGCGTCTCGCGTATTGGTGGTTGGGCGATCCGGTGCGGCAGATTTTGGAGCTCGACCCGGTCACGCGAAAACGTTTGGTGTTGGATTTTTTTGGCTACCTGGGGGGGACGTCGGCGCCGTTGCCCCCCGTGACGGGTGGGACGCGCTAGCCGAACAGAATACGGACGCGTTTGCCCCGAAGCATGCGGCGCGGATGTCGTTGGGGTTGGCGGCGGCGCACTGTGAACGGTTTTTTGGGGCGGGGTGGTATTTCAACCCGGCGCGATGGGATACCGTCGATGGCTATGCCCCGTGGTCGGTCGTGTGGATCGCGTGGCGGTCGCTGCAATCGATCGCGGCGTGGGAACGGTTGTCGATGCAACGGGCCATCGCGTTGTCGTTGTCGTCGGGCGATGCTGGCGCGCGGCAACGGCTCGAAGAAATGGCCATCGCGTACCCTGTCGAGGAATCCGGCTGATGAACGTGGTTGAACGTATCGTGCGCGTGCTGTTCAAAGGGGACGACCAAACGTCACCAGCGGCGGCCCGTGCCGAACAGTCGGTGTCGAAATTCGGAAGCGTGGCCAGTACTGTCGTCAAAGGGCTAGCCGCGTTGGGTATCACCGCGGCGCTCGGCGGCTTTTTCAAGAAAGCGATAGACGAGGCGCTGGAGGGCGAACAGTCGTTGCAGCGGTTGAAAACGGCGGTCGGCGGCGCTGGCGCCAGTTACGACGCGTTGCAACCGTCGATCGGGGCCACGGTGTCGATGCTGCAGCGGTTGACGACGTTTACCGATGACGACCTCAACGGCGCGTTGTCGAATATGATCGTGATGACGGGCGACGCGGCGGGGTCGCTCGACAACCTGCAGTTGGCGGCCGACCTGGCCGCGGCAAAAAACATTGATTTGGAAACGGCGTCGGCGGCCATCGGCAAAGCGATGGCCGGCAACACGACGGCGTTGCAAAAATTGATTCCCGAACTCAAAACGTCGGGCGATGTGTTGGGCGATCTGCGCACCAAAGTGGACGGCGCGGCGGCGGCGATGGGGGGCACGTTTGCGGGGAGTTTGACGCGCGCCAAGAATCAGTTTGCCGAACTGGCCCAATCTGTTGGCGATGCCATTTTGGGGTCGGATGCATTCACGGGCACGGGTGATGCGCTGGTTGCGACGTTGGCGTCGATGGCGTTGTGGGTTGAAGACAACGCCGACGAAATCGGCAAGTTGGTCGACGCGTTGGCGACGACGGCGGAGAACATCGGCGACGCGTTGATACCGGTTATTCGCGTACTGTGGGCGGTCGCCAAACCCGTGTTCGTGGGATTGGTGGCCATCATTACCGAGGCAAGTTTTGCCGTGCGCGCGGGGGTTATTGCGTATCAGGAATACGCGGGCAACGTCGCGCAAATCATTGGCGGGTTGGTCGAAAAAGCGGGGGGCGTGCTCAAGGCGTTGGGCATTGACGTGGTGTCGGGGATGGGGTCGACGCTCAAGCGGTGGGGCGAAACGCTCGACAAAAACGCGTCGGCCAGTTGGACCAAATTGGAAACCGATTTCAAGGCATTTAACAAACGGATGCTGACGTTTGGCGACGACACGGTGGCGGCCGTCGGCGAGCAAGAGCGCACCAAAACGCGACACATCACGACGGCGTTGGAAGACCAGGAGAAAGCGACCAAAGAATCGATTGACCGTCAAAAGGCGTTGTGGAAGCTGATCGACGACAACGTGGCCGGCTATCGTCGGACGCTCGAAACGTTGCGCCCGGCCATCGTGGAAGCGATGAGAACCGGCGAGGTCGCGGCGTTCAATACGACCGTGTCGGCAACGAAAGCGATCGCGGACAAAACGTTTGAGAAGATCCGCGTTGACCTGGCCGCGTTCAAAGACGAACTCGACAAAACCAAACCGCCAACGCAAGCGGTCACGGACGAATTGGAGCGGGCGCGGCTCAAGGCGTTGGCGCTCCGAATGGAGGGGGTCGCGATCACCTATGGGGCCATCGACATTGCCGGGGCATTTCTCGACGTGGCGGCGTCGCTCGATGTGGTCGACGGCCAAATGCAAAAGATGCTCGATAGCGTGTTGGGCATCGCGGATGGGGTCGCGCGCATTTATTCGGGCGACGTCGTCGGCGGCGCGGCCGGCATCGTGTCGTCGTTGGGGTCGCTGGTCGCGGCGCTTAAAGATTCGGAAAACCGACGGATTTTGGCGGGGCTGGCGTACGAAACGAACAAATTGCGCGAAGCGATTGGCGATCTCACGCTGAATGTAAGCGGCGAAGATTTTGAGAAAACGCGCAAACTGCTCAACGGGTTGTTGGGCGACACGCCCGACCAGGCAAAGACCGGCGCGGGGTTGATCGAACTGCTGTCGGATCCAACGGCGATTTACAAACGCCTGTCAGATGCCGGATTGACGGTGGGCGACCTCGAACGCATCGGCAAAGAGATGGGGTTGCAAGTCGTCAAAAACGGCGGCATCGATCGAAACCAGTTGGTCGAACTGTGGGTGCGGCTGCAGGCAACCGAATTCGGCACGGTGGCGCAGGATTTTACGTCGCAACTTGAATTTTTCCAGAAGCGGCAGGAGCTCGAAGGATCGGCGGGCACGGCCGGCGGGCTGGCCGGACTAATTGATTTTCTGCGCAACGCAGGCGGCGTTGACGTTTTGCAGGGGCTCGACCTGACCGATTTGGCTGGAACGCGCGCGCGGTTGCTCGACCTGTTCACGCAACTGAACAACGGCGGCATCGATGCAAGCCAACTCGGCAAACTGACCGGCGGCCAGTTTGCGGATTTGCTCGAAACGCTGATCGGCAAAATTGACGAACTGGGGTCGGCCGGCCCTGGGGGCCTCGACACGGGCGCAGGCACGTTGCCCGATGGGACGATCACGCCCCCTGACGGCGGCGGCATCGGCGGCGGCGGCGCGGGGCCGGGCAATGGCATTCCGGTCGTGACGATGTCGCTGGCCGACGTCGTTGCGGCCGTGACGACGCAAACCGATCAAACGGTTACGGTGTTGAAATCGGCGCTAGAGTTTCAGCGGCGCACGGCCGACAACACGGGGTTGACCGTCGATGTGTTGACCGATATTCGGCAACTGTTGATGCAACCGGAAGCGGCACGGCGATCGGTGGAGTTGGATTTTCTTGAATCGCGGCGCATTGCCGGAACGCCCGCAATATGAGCGATCCAACGTTTTCCGCGGAACTGTGGTCGGATTGGCCTGGCGCGGCCGGCGCCGTCCGCTATGGCGTGTTGGACGTCGTGTCGGGGTCGTTTTCCGAGGCGCTCGACAACTCCGACGCCATGACGATGTCGGTGCGACCCGATGCGCGAGTGCCGGTCACGTTGCACACGGTGGTGTTGATTGCCGGGGCGGGACATCCGTTGCGCGGGTTCCGGGTGACGGCGGTGGACGAATCGATTGCGCTCGAAACGCAAACGGTGCGCGGCCTATCGGCATTTGCGGATTTGAATACGCATGGCTTGGCGCGCGATGTCACCAACGGGTTGACCACGTTTGACGTGGGCGGCCGATATACGCCGACCGAATTCGTAACCGATCGCGTGGTCGGTGCGTTGGCGGCCGATGGATTTTCGTATTGGTCGGTCGGCACGATTGACCCGACGGCCATGGAAACGATCACGGCCCCCGTGTCGGGCTGGTCGGCGTCTCAATGGCTACGGCAACTGGCCGACCGGTCGGGCGCTGAACCACGCGTACGCCTGGCATCGGCCACCAACCTGGCGGTAGATCTGTCGACCCGCGTTGGCGCGTCGGCGGCCGACGTGGTCGTGTCGTTGGGCAAAAATTTGTTGTCGCTGTTCACGGCGCGTTCCAGTACCGATCTGGCGTCGGCCGTGACCGTGTTGGGCGATGTCGTGGACGGCACAACGCGGCCGGCCAGTATCGCGGAAAACGCGTGGACATTGGGCGCGATTCCAGGGTCGGCCCCGTATTGGATTCCTGTTACCGATCCGGCGGGCGGCGCGGCGCCGATTGCATTCGACGACCAGTGTGCCGGCTTGTATCTGTTACGCTCGGACGGTGGCACAACGGCCATCGTCAACACACGGGCCAGCGATTCGGCCGTGTTGGTCGCGGCGACCACGGGATTGACGGCCGGCCATCACGTGCAATTCGTGGCCGATGCCAGTGCCACGCGGTTGGTGGAACTGACGACGCCCAACGTGCCCCGGTTGCATCGCACGGATGCGTTGTCGGGCGCGCGCGGCGAACGGAACCTGTTGCGCAACGCGTTGTTTCTGAATTGGACCAACGAATTCACGCCAGAGTTGTGGACGGCGCAGGGGGGAACGCTCAACGTCGGCGAATACCCGCGCGCCGAACCGGCGACGTTTACCGGCATCACCACGTCGGGCTCAACGGCGGCTGGCGCGGCCGGCATTGCGCTGGCCGGATTTCAACCGGGCGAACGGTTGTATTTGGGCGAACAGTTTGTGATTGCCGGCAAAACCGTTGGCGGCGGCAACCCGCGCGTCGGCAACGTGGTAGCGATTGCCAACGGGTCGGGCGTGGTGTCGGTCGCATTTGCGTCGGGCACGTTGGATGCCCTGACGGCGGCCGGAACAGGCGTCACCATGTTTGCGGCCGAACCGAAACGCCCGACGGCATTTCCGACGGAACGCGATACCAACGACGTGTTGCGGTTGCTCAACAACGGGTCGGCGACCTGGCCCCCGTCGGCCACATCGGTGCGGCTGCAGTCGGAGGCATTCACGGTCAAATATGTGCCGGGCGATCTGGCGCAACTGAACGTCGCGTGTGCATTCACGATGCATAACGGCTCGGGCGCGACGTTGGGCAACCTCGATGCCGGCGCCACGATTACCGACGACGTGGCGGCGGTGGCCACGCGCGTGTTGCCGGCCGTGATGCTGCGCAACAACACGACGGCCGCGCGGCTGGCATACGGCGTATGCGCCACGCGCGTAGCCAACAACGAAACGTCGCACCAGGTGGCCACGTGTTCGGCCGTGTTGACGGCCGACACGACCATCGACGTGTGCATTTTGCCGGCCACGGGCGCGCAATCGCTCTGGAACGGCGCGCGATATATCACGGTGTCACAAGGCACGGCGGTCGACGTGCCCCCCTATCCGGGGTCGTGGGCGAACCGCTTGTGGCAACGGTCCAACCGCATTTTGGTCGGCCGGTCGCTCGATGCGCGGCAACTGCGCATCACGTTACGCGATTTGTCGCGCGTGGCCGGCTATAGCGTCACGCGCGAAATGTTGACGTTGGGCGGCTCGATTCTGCTCGAAGACCTCAACGTACGGGTGCGGGTGGTGTCGATCACGTTTGATTTGTTGGACGCGGACAACACAACGGTGTTGTTGGATAGTCGGCCCACAAAGCTGCTTACCTACTTGGCGGAACGGCTCTAGATGCTCTACAACGGACGCGACCCGGCGAACGCAGGTTGGACATGCATACGGGTGGGCAAATGGCTTGACGCCCCCCGCATTGTGCGCGGATCGGTGGCGCTGCCGAACGTTGCGGCAGTCGTGCCGTTTGGCGTCGCGACGGCTGAACCGCGGTCGCTCGACCTGGCGTTTCGCAAGTATTGCGCGACGTTGGCCGATCGGTCGACCGATCTGCGCACGTTGCAACGGCTGTTGCGCGGGCTGCTCTACGTGCGGACCGACGATTGGTCGGGGCGCGTTATTCGCGCATATGTCGGCGAATTTGCCGTGACTTCGATTCCGACCGATGTGCCATTTGCCAACGCAGTGGTGGACGTCGCGACAACGCTCACGGCGTTTGATGGGGCGTCGTACGATGCCGAACCGCGGGTGTTGGCCCTGTCGACCACGCCCACGGCCGTGGCACTTGGCGAACGGCCGTCGGTGGGGTTGATCCAATGGCATGGCGCGTGGTCATCGTCAACCACGCGGACCATTACCGTGCGGCGGCCGGGCGGCGAAGTCATCACGACGTTTACCATCACCACGCCCGCATCGGATTCGCTAACGTCTAGCGAATTCCTGGAAATCGATTTGGCGCGGCGCTATCTCACGAAGGTGTCTGCCACGGGGGTGCGCGACCCGCTGATCTATGATTGGAAGCCGACCAGTGCCAACGATTGGTTTGCCTTAGATAACGCGTACGCGGATCCGGCGAACGGGCGCGACATTACCATCGAACTGTCGGCGGGCACGGGCATTCTTCTCTATCGACGGGCGTACCATCTATGAATTTTCCGCCGTTGGGTTCCCCGATTTCGCGCGTTGCGTTGGACGACGTGTCGCGCGATCTGTTCGAGTTTGACGTGGCCTATCACGGCGCCGATCCCGACGCGGGCACGTTTGCCACGCCCACGGGGCACGTGGGCACGTTTGCGCGCGGGGCAACGCTGGCCAGTGTGTCCGATGCGCAGACGATCCCATCGACGCAAACGTACACGGCCGTCAACGCGCAACCGGCGCTCGAACAGGGGGACTGGGACCGTGACGGCGTGCGCGAGGCGATCGGCTGGCGCATGGCGTCGTCGGATCGATTGGCGTTCCCGGCGCGCATGCGCGCGGGGTTTGACATTTCGGGGATGCTCGAATTCATCGAAACGGGCGCGGTTATCGGTACGGCCGGCACAACGCTGGCGGCGTATACTGACGACGCGGGCACGGGCGACGGGTTTTGGTTCGACACCAGCGGATCGGCCGGCGGCTTTTATCGATTCAACTATCGCAGCGGCGGCACGGTGCGCACGGCGACGTTGGCCGCGCGGCCGTCGACCAACGATTGCGTGCGGTTGTTCTTTGAACTGACGGCGGCCGGCGTGGCTACGGTGGCGCAGTCAATCAACTTTGCGGCGGCCACCACGGCCGCGGCGGCGGTCCTGGCGCAACCGGCATCGTGGGCGGCGTCGGCGTCGTGGCGTTTCAACAGTCGGGGCACATCGGCCAACCCTGGCAAAATGCATTTCCGTCGGTTTCGGTGCGTATCCGGTTTACTGGTGCAGTCAACCTTGATCGAACGGCGATAAGGGGCCGGCGCCGCAACCGTGGCCGCGGGACGGTAGCGAAACGGCGGGGCGATAGGTGCGTCGGTCAACCGGCCGCATTGTGGTGGGCATGACGGACAACGCGCAATCGGCGCCCGCGGCGCCCCCCACCATTTCCCCATCGACCGGCCTGTCGGTCGCGTTGGTGGTCGTTTTGCTGGGCGGCGCCGTGGCTTGGGGAAAGCAAGTACAGCGGCTCGAACAAATCGAAATCGAAATCAAGGAGGGGCGCGCCGATACGCGCGCGTTTCGATCCGAACTGGCGTCGCTGCGCGATCTGCTGATCCAACGGACTGCGTTCCAACCGCTTTCCCCCGAACCGAGGCAAACCCGATGAAACTCCCCCCGCGCTGGTTGACGGTGTTTGGTCTGTTGGTCGCCATTACGGCGGCCGTCACCGATCCGTCTATGGTGCCGTTTCTTGCGGTCGTGTTGGGCGCCAACGCATCCGCCAAGCTGGCGGCGTTTGGCGCGCTGCTGGCGGCCGTGGGCCGCGCGATCGTGCCCCCGTCGGATGGGTCGGGGCCGTCGGGCCGATGACGCCAAAACCCGATTGGCTGCCGGCGGCGCCGTTTGCGGCTCCCCCTGGCTGGCACCACAAACATTCCCCCCACCAGGCGCCCCGAACACAGGCGCCGTCGGCCATCGTGTTGCATGCCGACGTGTCGGCCAAAGTCGAATCGACGTTGCGGTGGTTGGCGGATCCGACGTCGAAGGTGTCGTACCACATCGTCGTGTCGCGGACCGGCGCCGTGTTCCAGGTGGTCAACCCAGACGCCAAAGCGTACCACGCGGGGCAATCGGCGCTCGATGGGGAAACGTATTGCAACGCGTTTTCGGTGGGCGTCTGCCTTTCCAACAAAAACGACGGGCACGAACCGTATCCCCCGGAGCAAGTCGCGGCCGCGGTTGATGTGTGCGTCGGGTTGTGTCGGCACTACGGTATCGGCGTCTCTCGCATCGTGACGCATGCGCAGGTCGCGACGCCGACCGGGCGGAAAACGGATCCCCTGGGATTGGACGTCGCGGCGTTTCGGCAGCTGGTGGCGGTGCGCCTGGTTGGGCCCGACCGATGATCTATTACCGGTGCAAGTGCGGGGATCGGCAATCGTGGTCCTCAATGGGGGAGCCGCGTTGCGTCGTCTGCGACAAATGCGGGTCGACCCTGGGCACATCCCCGACCGACCATTTGCCGGTCGAACCGCATCGGTTTAGCGCGTGGCGCTGGGATATCGACCAGAGGACCGGCGTTCGGTTCCAAGTGCTGTACTGCACGGCCTGCACGCAAAAGGAACAACGGTCGGAGGCGGACGCGTTGGCGGATGCATCGGCCGAACCGGAGGCGCCTGTATGACGGCGCGCGCCTGGCTAGCTGGCATGCTGGGCACGGTGGCTGCATGCGCGGCGCTGGCGTACGGCGTCCGCCAATACGCGCATTGGTCGCGCGCCGACGAACGCCAACGCGTGTTTGCGGCGGCCGATAGTCTGGGCGCCCATTCGTTGTCGGCGGCGCGCGCCCGCTGGGCGCGGGAACGCGATTCGCTGGCCGCGTTGGTCCGTCAACGCGATACGGTGTTGATTCGGTCGGTGCGACGCGTGCGCGACACGACCTGGTTGCCGCGCGATACCACGCCCGCGGTCCGGTTGGCGGCGTGTCGGGTGGAGCTCGACACGTTGGCGGCGACGTGCGACGCGTTCCGAGTGACGGCCGCGGCGGCGCTGGCGGCGGCAGATTCGCAACACGTTGTGGATTCGGCGTCGCGGGCGTTGCTGCTGGTGTCGCGCGTGGCCGATCGGGATACGATTGCCGACGTGCGCCGCGCGCTGGCGCGGGCGCCATCGTGGGGCACGGTGGTCAAAACTGCAGGGGTCGCGGCGGTGGTTGCTGCCGGGGCGTGTTTCTTTTTTTGCCGTTAAACCCAGGGGGACCGATGCGAGGCTATGAAACGTTGCAACGCCAACATGCGGATTTGAAACGCCGAACCGGCATTGGCATTCTGTTGTGTTGCGCGCTGGCGGTGCTGCTGGTGGTGCTTTCGGCATGCGCCAACGCCAACGCGTCGCCATCGGCCGATCAACGCCCCGTGTTCCGGGTTGAAGCGGTGCAAACGGATTCGTTGCGCATTATCGGGACCTGGTCGCGATCGTGCGATGTGCGCGGGTGCGCGGACGCGTATGCCGTGCGGTGGGCGGCGATCAACTTTACCCGCGCGACGACCAAATCGGGTACGGTCGATTCGGTGGTCGTCAAGCGGCCGGCCTACGGCGATTCGTTGTTGGTGACGTTGTCGGTCAACGCGATGCGGCGCACGTTGTCGGGGCCGGCGCGGTCGGCGGCACTGTGGTTGCGCACAACGGACGCGGCGCCCCCGGTCGTCGATAGTGTGGCGGTGGATACCCTGGCGATGTACGACGCGGCGCAACGCGATTCCTTCCCCGATTTTGAGGTGCGCACGGCCGACGGGTTGGCGGCTATGTCGCTGTCGATGACGGCGCCGACGCAACGCCTTTGCGTGCTGTCGCGCAATCGCTATACCGGGTCGGTTGTCGTGTTCGCCCCGTACCACATCACGGCGGCGAAAGCGGACAGCATTGAAACCGCGTGCGAACACGCCCGACAACTTTTCGCGGCGGAACGCGACGGGTGACGCGGCATGCCAAGCAACTGGCGGCGCCTGACCTGGCGTGCACCATTGACGGGTCGGGCGTTGCGGCTCGAAACGATATGATGGTGTTTGGCAACACGCTGTCGGCCGGCGAACGCGTCAACGTGCGCGTGCGGCGCGCGGCGCACAGTGCGGCGTATCGCTCAATCGTGTTTTTGCGGCGGATGCCGGCGGGCACGTGGCACCAGTTTGCATCGATGAACATGCCGGGGCGTGTGTGGGGCGACACGTGGCGGCCGTTGTTGGAGGCGGGCGCGTCGGCGATGCGCGTTACGATCACGTTCGACGATCCCATCGCATAAATCCCAGGGGGCACGATGAGCGAAGACACCACATTTGCGACGGTCGCCGACCAGGTGCGCGACCTCGAAACGACGTACGGCGGCGCGTTCGAGCGAACGACCGGCGCCCCTGGCGTCGTCATCGTGCGCATGCGACGGGATGACGGGTCGTGCCTGGTGGGCACGGGCGCAACAACGGCCGCGGCCGTGGCGCACTTGGCATTCAACCTGAAAGCGTACGCTGACGCGACGCGGGGGTCGATCTGATGCAGATACCGTATTGGTTGCGCAACGCGCGCCATCGGGCGCGCGGGTTGCCGCAAGAATTCTACCGGGTGGCCAACCTCAAGGTGGGCGCCGAACTGTCGGCGGTGGTGTTTCGCGGGTGCGAATTCGACGCCCACGGCAACATTGTGGCGTTTCGGCGCCGCGAACATTTGGGCGTGTTGTCGCGACGGTATGTCACCACGGCCGGTGTGACCTGGTTGGCAACCGCGTTCCTTAACACGGTGGAAGCGGAAACGCTCAACTATCACGATTGCGGCACGGGCATCACGGCCGAATCGACCGGGCAAACGGGGTTGATTACGCCATACGGCGGCGCGCGCGCGACGGGGACGCAATCCAACCCAGGTTCGACAAACGTTTATCGGTCGGTCGGCACGATCACGTTTGCGGGCACGTTTGCGATTACCGAACACGGGCTGTTCACGGCGTCATCGTTGGGCACGTTGTGGGACCGATCGTTGTTTTCGGCTATCAACGTGGTGGCGGCCGATTCGATTCAATTCACGCACGATACGACGTTTCCGGCGGGGGGTTGACCGATGCCCCTCTATTTGGCCGTTGATGACGTCACAGGGAAACGTCATCGGCAATCGGCGGGCAAAGTATCGGATGTGTTGCCGCTTGCCAAAGGGGAACGGCTGGTGACGTTGGCGCACCTCGACGACGAACCAGACGAAACCGTGAAAGCGTACGACCCGGCGGCCGAAGATTTTGCCGACGTGCGGCAGCGGGGCGGCACGACCGGACCGTCGGCGGCGCCGTTTACGCGCGCGGATCTGCAGGCGATTGAAACCACGTTGGCCGACGCGTTGGCGTCGGTGTCGGCGGCTCTGGCCGCGCTCAACAACACGGGGGGCATTCGTGGCCAATAAAATCCTGCAGTTTTTTGAAGCGTTGGTAAAACCAACGATCACGTTGGCGTCGCTGGCCAACGCGGCGGGGCGTATCGGCGCGGCCGTCGACAATACGTCGCTGCGCGCGGAACGCGGCATTGTGTTCGTGCAGATTAAAACCGGCGCGACGGGGCCGACGGCCGGGCGGCAGTATCGGATTTACCTGGTGCGGCGCTCGAACGATTCGGGCGGCGGCTCCAACGACATTTCCGACGACGGGTTGGGCACGACCGACGCGGCGGTGTCGACCGAACCGACGATGGCCGAATGCATTGGCGCGATTACGCTCACGACGGCGGCCAATACCACGTATCGCAAAGCGTTCCCGGTGCGCGACCTGTCGGCCGTGTTCAGTATTGTCGTGTGGAACGATAGTGCGCAGACGGTCAGCACCACGGCCGGCGATCACGATTTGCAAGTGTTGTTGATAAACCCGGAAATTCAGTAGGGGTCGTGCCAGCCTTACGCGCGGCCTCGACAACCAACGCGGTCAGTGCCACGGCAACGGGTCTGACGGGGCTGGACAACGCAGGCACGGATTTTTCGTGGGGCGCCTGGTTGCGGACCGATCCGCCGTTGATGTCGGGCGGCCAATCGTCGATTTGGGTGCATGCCAACGACGCGGCATCACCCCGACACGGCATTGCCATTTTTGCGTTGGGGACGGGGGAACTGCGCATACGGCCGCAAACGTCGGCCAACAACCTGGTGTCATCGCCCAACGGGTTGGTCACGCGGCAATACAATCATTTCGGTATCCGCAAAAATGCCACGGCCGTGACGTTTTTTCGGAACGGCCGCGCGGTGGCGCAGGTAGCCACGACGCTGTCGCCAACCGTAAGCGGCACACGGCAAACGCAAATTGGCGGCCCCACGTTTGGCGGCATTCAAGCGTTGCACGGCGTCGATGTGTGGGATATTCGCGTATTTCCGTTGCTGGCGTTATCCGATGCCGAAATGGCGTTGCTTGCCAACCCGCGGTCGGACGTGGCCGGCTGCAAACAACGGCTGATTTATCAACACGCGTGGCGCGTGGCCGGAACCGGCGCCGTGACGTTGTTGGACGAATCGGGGAGCGGCAACAGTTTGACCACATCGGGCACGACGGAATTGGCGGCCGTCATCGAGGAACCCGATTGGTACAACGTGTTGCACAACCGACGGGTGTTCGGGCGCGCGGCCGGCGGAACGCTCTACACGCAGGCGCTAACGGCAAGCGTGACGCCATCGGCCACGCTCGAACGGCGCACGGCGCGGGCGGTGGGGGCTAGCGTGACGCCCACGGCCACGGTTGTTAAACACACGGCGCGCGCGCTGGCGGCCAGTGTGACGCCCGCGGGGGCGGTCGGCGCCGTGCGGGCCTACTTGCGTTCCCTGGCGGCCAGCATGACGCCCACGGCGACGGTCACACGCCGCACGGCGCGGACGTTGGCGGCCAGTGTGACGCCCGCGGCGACGGTCACGAAACGCACGGCGCGCGCGCTGGCGGCCAGTGTGACGGCCACGGCCAGTGTGGTGGGCACCATCGTGTCGTTGGCCGTGGTCGGCCTGGTGCGGTCGGTCTTGACGTGGACGGCGGCCGTGCGGGCGACGTTGACACGCGCGGCGGCCCCGCGCGCCGATATTACCACAACGCCCGCGGCGTCGGCCGAGATTACCCGAACGCCATCGGTGCAAACCGATATCACCCATGACACGGACGGTTGACGATGGCCAACAACATTGACGGGGAGCTCTACCCGGACAACAACGATCGTATCCGGGTCGTGGCCGTGGTGGACACGGACAACGGCACCACGGGCGCCGAAGAACTCGGCGTACCGTTGTCGGGGCTCACGATGAAAGCATATGTGAGTTTGGCCGAGGATGCCGAAGACGATAGCGATGCGATCAACGCGGGGTTGGTCGTCACGCTGACCGAGGCGGGCACGACCGGCATTTACTTGGGGAGTTTGACCGGCGCCGCAAAACGGACGCATATGGCCGCGGTTGCCGATGGCGCCCCGATTTTTGTGCATTTCCAGGCGGGCACCACGTACCACGAAGTGGCGGCCACGATTTGGCGCACGTCGCGGGCCGCGTAAATGCAGACCCTCGATGCAGTCGACGTGTTCATCGGAACCGGCGCGGCAACGGTGGCCGTGCCCGTGTCGTTTACGATCGCGCGCGATCGCGTGACGGTCGACTATTGGTTGTCCACATCGCACGGCGGCGGCCCCGCGTTGCCGGCGTTGCGGCGCCGTGTGTGGCTGCCGGCGGGGGCCACCACGGCGCCGATGTATCAACCCTATCTGACCGACATACGGCGCGCGTTTCCGGCGCTGGCGCGCGGCCGTGGATCGGTGCGCGCGTTCCTGGTCGTGGCCTATGCCGGCGCCCCGATCGCGTCGGGCATCGTGCGGTTGTTCGGATAACGCGACGACGTCACCACACGGGCTACGGAAAAACAAACGACGCGAATAAACGGCGCATAAAATGCGGCGGTTTTGACTGTCGACAACGTGCGGCGCATCACCTTTGTGTTGTGGACAAGTGCGCTGGCAATGTGGATAACTTGCTAACAGCAAGCGATCACGACGGTTAGGCAACGTCGTATCGCTCGAAAGATGGGGAAAAGGTTCCATCTTGCGGGGGATACTGGTTTGGTGGAACTTGGGCGCGTCTGGAATGTGTCCACTACATCCGAACCGATGGCCAAAACCAAATCGCCGACCACGTCGGCCCCGCTTCCCCCGCTTCCCCCCGCGCGCATCGTCCAACATTTGCATTGGCCGATTGACGATTACCGCACGGTGCAACGCGCGGCGCATGCGGCGGGAATGCCCCTCAACGCCTACGTCCGTATGGCGGCGATGTACGCTGCTGAACGCGATGCCGACGTCGAAAAACACGCAACGGCGGCCATTCGGTCGACGGTAAAAGCAATTCGCGCGCGGCGCGCAAAATGAACACGCCCCCGTCGAACCAGCCCGTTCCTGGTGTTGCCGCGGTCCGCACATCCGCGGCCGTGGTGGACTGCTCCCCCGTATGCAACGCAGATGGCGTGCGGGTGCCGGGGGCGGGTTGGCCGGCGCGGCGCTGGTTGGTCGCGTTTGGTGTCGTGCAAACGCGGCGCCCCCTTTCCCCTTTCACGCGGACGGCCCTGAATGCCTGACGAAACGGCGCCCCCTTTCGATTTTCTGGAGTTTTTGCGGAACGCCGAAGACGGCGTTTTGGTCGGCGATTTGACCGACGCCATCCGCAACCTGTTGGCCAATTTGCATCAAACGCAGTTGCGGCGCGGCGGTAATCCGTCGGGGTCGTTGTCGATCACGTTTGGGTTGATGCTTGGACAGTCGGGCGACGTCGAGGTAACGGCGGCGTTTTCCGACAAACTGCCGAAGTCCACGCGGCCCCGTACGATCATGTATCGGACGCCCGACAACGCGTTGTCGCCGAACAACCCGCGGCAACTGTCGATGACGTTGCCGGCGCGGCCGGTTGACGCCCCCGCACAGTCCATTCGGATCGTGTGAGTCCTCGATGCCCCCAACACCATTCCCCCCGATAAGAAACAACGCAGACCAGGCGACGCCCAACGGCGTGCCCCTCAACGATGCGTCGGCCGTGATTGAAGCAATCGAACGGCTGGCCAACCCGCGTGTGATGTACGTGGCCGACCCGCGTACGCCCGTCGTGGGCGACGACGACAACCGGGTGGCGCGGCCGTTTGTGATACTTCCGAAGGGCCAGATGATGTCGAGTGTAAAAGCGGCGCTCGACGAATACCGCACGGCGCCCGAACGCATCGTGGGGACGGCCACGCTGCAGGATGAGGCGTCGTTTGTGCGGCATTTTCTGCGGTTTCGCAACGCGGCGTCGGCCATCTTTTGCAACGTCATCGCGCGCCCGGTCACGTTTTCGGCGGTCTTTGATTATCACGACCGAACGGCGTTTGAAGCGGGCGGGGTGCCGGTGCCGGCGTTCGGGCACCATCGCGCAATCTGGCCCCTCAAGCTGTCGACGCAATACGAAACCTGGCACGGCAAAAACGAACATTGGTTGTCGCATGCGGAATTCGCGGAATTTCTCGAACAGAACGCAACCGATTTGTACCAGGGGGCCGACGTCGGCGCAAATACGGCGGCGATGCTCGAAACGCTCGAACTCAAGTTGGCGACGCCATCGAATTTGATCGCGCTGTCGCGCAACCTGCAAGTCAACGTGAACGCAACCGTGCGGTCGGCGCAAACGCTGGCCACGGGCGAAATCCACATGACGTACGCGGAAACGCACAACGATGGGAGCGGCCAACCGATCCGCGTGCCCAACGCGTTTTTGATCGCGATACCGATTGTGCATCGCGGCCCGGCGTACCAAGTGTTGTGCCGGCTGCGGTATCGCACGACGCAACAGGGGGTGCGGTGGTCGTATTCGGCGCATCGGCTTGATGTGGTGTTTGATGCGGCCGTTGACGAAATCGTGTCACGCGTCGGCGCGGCGGCCGATGTCGTGGTAACGCTCGGCACGTCCGAGGCGTGACGATGGCCAACGCGTCGGGCGTTTCGGGGGGCGTCGCGGCGGCGGCGGCGGCGCTTGCGGACAAGTGGGAACGTTGGGCGTACGATAGAGCAATGATCGGCGGCCAAGATTCGGCGTGTCGGGTGCTGAATGTCTGCGCGTCTGATTTGCGTGACGCGATTGCCGAAGCAACCGACGCAGATGCGGAACTGACGCCCGCGGAATTCGGCGCGTTGCCGCACGTCGGCAAATCGGCATCGCAGGTTCGGCGCTGGTGCCGGTCGGGCGCGTTGGTACATCGGCGTTCGGGGCGCGATTATCTGATCCGGCGCGGCGCCGATGTGCCGACGGTGCTGCCGTAGTGCGATACGTCGAACTGTTTGCCGGCGGCGGCGGGTTGTCGCACGGGCTTGACCGTGCCGGCCACACGTGCGTCGCGCATGCCGAAATCGAACCGCATGCGCGCGCGGTGTTGCGGGCCCGATGGCCCGACGTGCCGTTGCTCGGCGATGTGCGCGACATCGCCGGCGCGACCTTTGCCGGGGCCGTCGACATCGTGTCGGGCGGCTCTCCCTGTCAAGATTTGAGCGTGGCGGGGAAACGCGCGGGAATGACTGAGGGCAGCGGAACGCGTTCGGCGTTGTATTTCGAGCAACTGCGCATTTGGCGAGAATCGCGCGCGCCATATTTCCTTTGGGAGAACGTTGCCGGTGCCTTTAGCTCCAACAACGGATACGATTTCGCGGCGGTCCTGTCTGCCGTCGTCGGTCGCGACCTGGTTGCAGACGGATCTATTCGGCCAGACAAACGCGGCAAGCTCAAGTGGCTACGGGCCGGTCGAGCAGTTGGCCCTGCCGGCGTGGCCGCGTGGCGCGTGTTCGACTTGCAACACTTCGGACCACCCCAGCGGCGCGTGCGTGTCTTTGTCATCGGTGCTCGAACCGGCGGCGTCGATCCCGGAGAAATACTGGCTCTCGGCGAAGGCGTGTGCGGGCATCCTTCGCCGCGCGAGCAAGCGCGGGAAGCAACTACCGGAGGCGCTGCGCCTGGCGCTGTCGCAATCAGTAACAGCTCGACGTGCGGGATAGGGCTGGACCGTTCGTTCACGCTCAGCGCTGGCCGGCGCCAGCAACACGGCGTCGTCGCCTTCCACTTGACGCAAGAGCCAATCAACAGCGACATCGCGCCAGCGTTTGGTTGTTCGTCTGGCGGCGCTGGCGTCGTGGCGTTCAAGCCATCGCACTACACACGCGGTAAGGACGGCAGTTCTCACTCGTTCGTGCTCGCGCACGGGCAAGCCAACGCGGAAATCGGAGTGGGCATTTCGCCTTCGCTCACGCTCTTGCACGAAGCGCCGATCGCGTTCACCGCGCGCCCGCGGCGCCTGACGCCGCGCGAGTGCGAACGGCTTATGGGCTGGCCCGACGACTGGACGCGCTACGGCGTGCGGGAAGACGGCGCGCCGTATGCGATGAGTGACACGGCGCGTTATCGGATTTGCGGCAACGGCGTCGGTGCCCCGGTAGCCGAATGGATTGGACGACAGTTTTCGGCGGTGGCCGATGCCTATAAACGCAAAACGCAGTCGCAACGGCAAACCGCGTTGTTGGCGACGCTCGAACAGATGGCCGCGGCATTTCGTGAGGCGGGCGAGTTAACCGAACGCACCAGATATTCGCCCTGGTTGCCGTCGGCGGCATCCGATCGCGTCGGCGCGCGCAAACTCGACGTAAAGGCGTATACGCTGATGGGCCAAGCATTGCGCATGCATCGGGCGGCCGTGCGCGCGGCCGTGCGCGATGCGCGGCGGCGGTTTTGATGGCGCGCGCCCGGTGGGAATACATCGCAGGGATGGGGCCGCATCGCGTCGTCGCGTTCGAGGACCAGCGGCGCGGGGGCGTGGTGACGTTGCGCTGGCACGTCGGCACGGCGCCGAACCGCAAACGCGTGTTGCGGTCAATCGGGTGGGGGGTACGCGGCCAACGCGGCGGCATCGATGCCGCATTGGTGGCGCGTGTCCAACAGATGGCCGAACGCCAATACCAGGAGTTGTTAGGCAAGCGCGGCATCGGCGCGCCGTCGCCAGAGTATGCGCCCCAACTGACAATCTGGGAGGGGTGGCAACGGGCGTGCGACCAGGACACGGGCAAGTGGAACCAGGACACGCCCCATCGTCGCGAAGTGGCGCGGGCGGTCGCGCGGGCGATGGACATTTGGGGCCGGGGGTTCACCTGGAACCAGGTGGACCGGGGCGCCGTGCGGAAACTCTGGCGGCGCGAGCTCCAACGGATCCGGGCCAAAGGGCACGACGGCAAACGGGGCGCGCTCCAAACGCTCGACCTGGTGTTGGCGGTCGGCGCCTGGTTGCGCGATGAACAGATGATAGACCCGACGGCGGCCGTGCGGTGGAAGGGGTTGGACGCGGAATTTTTGGCGGATGCCGGCGACAAAAACCCATCGCGGCCACGGTACACGGCCGACGAATACCGGCGCCTGTTCGACGCGTCTTGGCGTGCCGATGAACGGTACGGGTTGTTGTACAACCTGGGGGCCGAATACCGGTTGGGCCAAGTCGTGCGGGCGCGGCGCTCGAACCTCGATCGGGCGGCCGGCCGGCTGACGATTCCGGGGCGCGGCAAAAAAATGGGGGCCGTCATCGTGTTGACGGCCGGCCAGCGGGCCGACGTCGAACGCGTGCTGTCGGCGGGCTACCTGGTAGGCCTTGAGTGGGCATATCTGCGCGGGGACATTCCCGACTATCCGTTGTGGCCGGGCGGGCATTTGGCTGCAACGGCTGACGGCAAACTGGCAACAGACGCACGACACGCGACGCGCGATCCCATCGACCGGTCGGCGTTCCGGGCGTGGCATCGCGAGGCGGAACGCCTGGCCGGCATTCCGCACGTGCCGGGGCGCGGCCCGTACGCATCGAGGCGCGGAGCGGTGGACGCGGCCAAAGAAGCAAAGATTTCACGTGAGGGATTACAACCGTTTGGCGGGTGGGCGGATGCGCAAACGCCCGATGCGATTTACGCCGATCGTGACGCGAACTATGCCCGTGTCGAGGCGGCCGAAGTGCGGGCCAAGATTCGCGGCGAAGTGACGCCCGAACCGGCGGAATCGTCGCAAACCGTCGCAGCAAACGCGGCCGACGATGTAGCGGACACAACAACCGACGGGGCCAGTGATGCTAAGTCGTGACTATCTCACGCGTTACGGCGTGTTTAGGACGGTTGTCCTACGCATTGACGGACGCACAAACCGCATGACTATGAAACATGAGGGGAGTACGCCAACGGCGCGCATTGGCGCAACGGCGCCGACGTTTTCAGCCGATCGGGCGCGCAACACGCGCGCGGCTCTTATGATTGCCGGCGCGTGCAGTGCGCGGCGCACATCGGCGCGACACGCGCGGACCGTTATTGTGACGCTCAAACCGCCGACAACCGACGGGCCGATGTCGGTGGCGGCGGCGCTCGAAGCGGCCGTGGCGGGGGTCGCGATCACGACGGCCGCGCGTGTCAACGACGTGTCATGGTGGGTCGTGCTGCTCGGCGTGGTGCTGGCCGCGGCGGCGATTGGCGCAACCGAACGCGCGTTGCGCGCGGCCGTGGCCTACGTGCGGCGGGCCGTCTGATGGCTGGCGAAACCAAAGCGTTCGGCTCTCCCCTCACCGGACCGTCTGACGGTCGGCCCTGGGCGGCGCTGGTCGGGCCGGGTGACGAACGGCAAACGGTGGCGTTGGTGGCGCGGCTGTTCGACCTGTTGGGGTATCAGGTGTGCGACCTGTTGTCGGCTGGCGACCCGCTGACGTTTTCGGGAACGGGCCTGGTGGTCGACCTCGACACGCTGCAGCGATGCGACGTCGTCGTGTTGCTGCCGTTGTGGGGCGAGTACACGCATGCGCGGTGGCTGGTACTGTCGGCGTTGCTGACGGAGCGGAAGTTTCGCGATGCCATGGGGGTGCCGATCACGCCCCCCTTGATGCGGCTCGACCTGGTCGACGACATGGTGCGGCGTTTGGCCCCGGAATCCGACCAGCAACCCGAACGCGTGACGGTCGCAGGGGTGGACATTTCCCCCGAACCGCTGCAGTTGGACGGGCGGCCCTGGGCGCCGTCGCACGACGGATCGGGCGTCGATTACAAAACGATCATCGAGACTCGAGCAGCGGAAGCGTTGGGACCGTACGCCAAACTGGCCGACGACCTGGCGGGCGTCGATTACGCACCGTTTCTAGCGTCGCAACGTTTGGATTTGGTGGCCGTGCGTAAGTTGGCCGCGCAAATAAAGGAACTGCAGCAATACGGGGCGGGGTCTCCCGTTATGACTTCGCGGGACCGGCGCTATTTGCTGGCAAGCGACGTGTTTGACCTGCTCGAACGGTACGGCGTATGACGGCCGCGGAATTTGCCGACGCCCGATCGCGGCTGTTGATGCTGGCGCGCGCGTTGATGGACGATCGCGAGACGTTGCGCGCGGCCGTCGTGCGGTTGTCGGTAACGCTCACCCTTGACCCGGCGGCGCGCGACGTGCGGCACGAATACATCGTGTGTTTGGAATTGCTGACGGCGGCGACGCAGTTGCAAGCGGCCGAACTCGCGTTTGGACAACCCTTGCTTACGCCGACCGACCTGTCGGCGGGATCCTCACAACCAACAGAGGGAAACCCTTACATGAATGAAGGTGCAACCCTGACGGTCGGCGAACCGTTGCGGCCGGTCGATCCGGCCAAGACGGTGGTGAGCTATCAACTTACCATCACGAAAACCATCACGTACGAGGCGCACGAACAGAATTACAGTGTAGTGGCGCGCGTGCCGGTGGAGGGCTCGGAGCGGTCGCGCGACCTGTTGGGTTATCTCACGACGCACACGCGCAAACAAAAAACCGAAACCGTGTTCGATGCCAAAGTATCGCGTATGCCGTCGTTGACGGCGTTGGCAAAACTGGTGGAACCGGACGGCGCACCATGAACCGGCTAATGTGGGCGTTTTTGACGGTGTGCGCGGTGGTGGCACTGGGCGCGATCGTGTCGACGGCGACGTATGACGACCACGGGGGCCGGCGATGACCACGCGCCCCACGTTGTTGGTGCGGCCGTTGGAAGTGTGGCCGGGGCCGAAAACGCCCGAAGTCATGCAACGGCCCGTTGGCGCGTTTTTCAAACTGACGCCTGGCGCGGCGCTCGATGCGTTGCGCGATGAACTCGGGCGCATGCGCGCGACGGATTGTTGTATTCAAATTGCGGTACGCGATCGGGATATTTCGCGGTTTGGCGAACTGCGCGCGGACGCGCGGCCGTCACATCCGGGCGTGGTCGTGTTTGCGACGCATCCGCGGCAAGGGGATTTGCGGTTTGCGTGCGACACGTATAACCGGTGGTGGGTGAACGTGCGCGCGGTCGCGATGACGCTCGAAGCGTTGCGCGGCATTGCGCGATGGGGGGCCGTGCGCGACGAACAACAGTTTGCGGGGTTCCGGGCGTTACCAGGGGCCACGGCACTGACGATGGGCGTTGCGGCGGCAACCCAAATTTTGGCGACCGAATCGGGGTTGCCCTTGCCCAACCCGGTGTCGGCCGAATGGATCCGCGAAGCGGGCCGGCGCGCGCGCGCGGCGACGCATCCGGACATCGCCAAAGATCGGCCCCGATGGGATGCCGTCGAATCGGCGTTGCGGGTGCTCGGGGGTGGGCTGTGAGTGCCAACGACAACGTTGTGCGATTGCTGGCGGCGGCGCGGCCGTTTCGGATGATGACGGAACCCGTCACGGTGCATAATCGGCTCGGGTTTGCCGTCTGTCAGTTGACCAACGAAACGTTAACGGCGCTGGTCGTGCAGCTGATGAACGCCGAACGCGCGCGCGACAACCTGGTGCAAGATGCGTGCGAGTGCGCAATGGTGCCGGTGTCGTTGTATGACGCGATGAAACAGGCGCTTGCCGAAGTGGCCCCCGATCACGCGGCGTTGCAGACCTATGCCCCCGCGTTCGGGGTGTGGGAGATGCTGTCGCGGCAGTTACGGGCGGCCGGGTTAGAAAACACGCAATGGCGCAAAGCGTACGCGGCGTTGCGAAACGTGCCGTGTGGACAGTGCGACGGCACGGGCATGGTGGGGTCGTCGTTTGCGACCGACAACGATTTGCGCGTGTGTGAAGCCTGTTTGCCCCCCTCAACCGAGACGCACAATCATGAGTGATCCCCTGACGGCGATGCCTTCGACGCATAACGAGGCAACCGACCGCGATGGTGTTTAAAAACGCGAAAGAGGGGACGGGCGTGCGGGCGCGCGGCGATCTGTCACCCCATCGGTTTGCGGATCGCGACCCGTCGGGGCCGTGGTCGGGCCTCGATTTGTTGCGCGTCGCGCGATTCCTCAACGGGTTGACCGTGGCGGCCGACACCAAAGGCGCGTCGCGGTTGGCCGTGCCAACGCGGACGGTCGCGCGGCTGCTCGAATACGTGGCGGCGGATCTGGCGGCCGGGCGCGCGCCGTGGGCGCAACGCGTGCAAGTGGCGCTCAACCAATCGGATCGGGCGCGAGCCACAACCACGGCGCTCACCATTGCGCAGTCAAACCAGTTTGTCGACGTGCTGTTGTCGGAAGCTGAACGGATGATGACGGCCGCAACCGGGGGCGTGCCATGAAAACGCCCCCGTCACGATATGCGCGCGACTATCACGCCGACGCCCGCGATTTTGCCGTGTTGACCCTGGTGTGCCAATCGTGCGGTGGCGCGTTCGCTGGCCACGCCCGACGTGGGGTCTGTCGGGCCTGTCTCGGCGATCACGACACGCCAGCAACCGAACGGCCGGCATCGCGGGCGCAACGGCTCCGGGCGGCCTATGTGGCGATTCTGGCGACCACCGCGGGGCGCGCGCATGGCCCGTAAACGGCTGGTGTCGCCGAATTTCTTTCGGCATGCCGAACTGATGGACGCGGAAGCGGGGTCGGGGTTGCCCCTACGCCTGGCGTACATCGCGTTGTGGTGCCAGTGCGACCGGCGGGGCTATTTCGCATGGCGGCCCCGTGAGCTCAAGCTGGTGTGTCTGCCGTGGGATGCGGTGGATTTTGCCGCGGTCCTCGATGCGCTGGAGACATTTGGGTTCATAGAAACGTATTGGGCCGGCGGCAAGCGTTACGGCCGGGTGCCGACACTAGGCAAACACCAAACGTTTCACGTCAACGAAAAACCGGATCCCAACATCCCCGAACCGGAAGACGACGACGACACAGGCGCGGCCCCGTGCGAGCACGGTGCTGGCCCCGTGCCTACATCGGGCGGCGTTGGTGTGGCTCGAACGGTTACGGTTGCGGGTACGGGTGCGGTTGCGGTTTCGGGTACGACAACGGGTCCGGGTGCGAGTGCGGAGGGGTCCGACCAAAACCCGACCGGGCATCCGATCGCCGACCACATCGCGGACGCGACCGAACCACGCCCGACCGGACGCCCCCCGGTCAAAATCGGGCCGGCCTTTTTGCCGATGTACGACCGGTTGGCGGCGGCGGCGTTGCCGCACGAACGCGCGGCGCTCGATGTCGTGTTGGCGGCGGCGAACATGCCCGATTTGGCGTTGGGCTCGATGCATGCCATTGCGATTGCCGACCATCGCGTGGTGTCGGATGCCGGCATTGTGGCCGACGTGCGCCACGTGTTGATCGCCATTACCGAGGCGGCGGCCAAGTTTTTTGCCGATGGCCGGCCGTACGATCAAGCGTTGTTTCGGGGATGCGTGCGGCGCGTGGTCAACCGACGGCCGGAACCGACGTCGAAAGACGAACGGGCGGCGGCCGACGCGTTGTTGGCGGCGTCGCCATCGCTGGTGGTGCTCGAACCGCGAACGCCCGACGAACTGGCCGCGGCCGAAACGCGGCGGCGCGCGGCCATGGCGGAATTTTACCGGCTGTCGTCGGCCCCCGACGTTACGCCCCCCGCGCGGCTTACTCTTTCCCAGGTGGCACGATGAATTGGACAGGTTTGGAGCGGTCGTTGTTTGTCGACGAAACGTTGGCGCTCACCGAACACGCGTTGCAACACGGCGATTTCCCCACGGCGGCCGGGCATATCAACGCGGCATCGGCCATGGCCCCGGCTGATCCGCTGGTGTTGCATGCCGCGGGGCGGATGTGGGAATTGTGTGATAATCCGCAGTTGGCGTTACGGCATTGGGTGCATGCGGTGGCGATCGATCCCGACACGGCGTTGTCGTGGGCGGCCATCGGCACGATGCTGGCGCGCGGCGAACCGATCAAACGGCCGCAACTGGTCGCGTTGCTGGCGTTTGCGCAGGCGCAACGCGCGCAACCCGAGTGGCTGTTGCCGGCGTGGCACCTGGCGTTGATGTATCACGCGTTGGGGTTTTCTGACGCGGCGCATGCGGCGTTGGTGCGGCTGTTTGGCCTGGTGCGGCAATACGGGGGGCATCCGAAAAACATGGGCACGGTCAACATGCATAACCGGGCGTACATGCATTTGGCCGTCGGCCAGTGGGCGGAGGGGTTTGCCTGTTACGAATACCGGTTGGACGACGTGGCGCACGTGCTGAACAAACGCGCCGTGTCCCGTGTGCCGGCCGACGTGCCCCGATATATCGGGGGGCCGTTGCCCAAATCGGTGGCCGTGTTCGTGGAACAGGGGGCCGGCGATATGCTGATGGTGTTGCCGTATGTCGTCGAATTGACGCGCCACGGCGTGCGCGTGGCGCTCGAAGCGTTCCCGGCCATGATCGAATTGTTAGCCACGCGCATGACGCCCGACACGTGGTCGTTGGTGGATCTGTTTGAACAAGATGCCCCGATCCCGGTGCCGGTCGACGCGTACGTGTGGGCCATGTCGTTGCCGGGGTTGTTCGGCGTGCCGACCGATCCGCAACCGACGATGCAACGCAGTTGGCGGCGGCCGGAACACGTCAACCAAGTGGCGTTTTGCTGGCAAGGATCGCGGGCGCACAAGAGCGACCAAATACGCTCGATGCCGGTTGACGCGTTGCGCGTGGTGGCCGATGCCGTGCGGCGCGTCGGGTTGGTTCCGGTGGCGTGCAACCCTGGCGAACCGACGCCCGATTTCCTGGAGGCGCCCGCGCGGCCCCTCGACACGTTTTCGGACACGGCGCGGGTGCTCGATTCGTGCGTCGCGGTCGTATCGGTCGACACGGCGTTGGTGCATTTGGCCGGCTCGATGGGGGTGCCGACGTGGGCATGCCTGGCGGCGTTGCCGGATTGGCGGTGGGGGCTCACGGGGCGCGCGAATGTGTGGTATCCATCGGTGCAGTTGATGCGGCAACCCATTATCGGCGATTGGTCGTCGGTCGCGTCGGCCGTGGCCACGGAACTGGCCGACCAGTTTGGAGCAACGGCCCCATGAGCGATACGCCAAACAACCCGCAATCGGTGTTGGCAAAAGTCGAAACAACATTCGGCGAACCGGTCTGGCGCATGTCGGATGTCATCGACAACCGCAACGGGTGGTCGGTGCCGGGCGGCCGGGTGATGATCGCCGACGTTACGATGCCGTTCGTGTTGGGCGACCCGTTCCCCGAACCGGTGCAACGGGCGCTCAATGCCGTGCAAGCGGCGCGCAGCTGGATTCATTCAAACGGCACGTTTTTCGGGCTTGACGGGTCGGCGTTTGTGGAACGCATCGAAATCACGATGCCGTCACCGCACGGCGGGTTTTGCGAGGCACGGTTGCGGTTGCGGTATGATGCCTAGAACCACGCGCGCAAATGCGGTGTTGATCGGCGGCCGAATTTTTGCCCGTCGGACAGAACAGAACATGACGCGATCGGCGTTGGCGCGCGCGGCCGGGTTATCGTCGTCGTCGGCCGTGCGCATGATCGAAACGGGGCAACGCGCGGTAACGCTCGACGTGTTGGGGCGTCTGGCGTTGGCGCTCAATACGACCGTGGCGACGTTGTTCGACGTCGGGGTGCCCACCAACAACGGGTCGACCAGGCGCGATCGCGCGGGGCGGCCCGTATGATGCCCGATACCTACCCGTCGTTTTGTGCGGAATGCCCCGTGCCCCACGTGCAAAACTGTTCGGTGTGTTTTGGGTTTGGCATTTACGGGGGGCAACAATATCCGATTGCGGCCGACGTGGCCGTGCGCGCAACGCCTGGCGCGCTCCCCAAAGCGTTGCCGTGCCCTGTCTGCGGCTCGAAAGTCGGCGGCATGCATACCCGTTCGGCGTTGATCTGCGTGCGCGTGGTGGTGACGTGCGGCCATGCGGCCGGCCACACGTCATATACAATTTGCGGGCGCATAAATCAGACCAACCCGCGGACGCAAGAGATTTTGGACCGACCGACGGTCCGGTTGCAAAACGCGGCGCGGCGGCGCATTGAACGCGATGCGATCGCGGAAGCGGCTGCGCTCAACAAAATTGAACCGGTGCCCGATGGCCTGGTCTGGCGCAACGCGATCGTGCATTTGACCTACGCGCGCGGCCTGATTGACGAACTCAACACGGTATCGGTGGAGGCGGAACCCGATGTGCAAACCATCGTTGCCAGATGAACGCGACACGGTTGTGCGGGCGGAACTGCGCACGATTCTGCAACGTGACGCCCCGACCGTGTGGTCGGCGGCCGACCTCGATGCGGTGGTCGATAAGCTGATGGCGCGTTGGCGTTGTCTGCTCGACGAATTGGAGTCAGCCGTGATGTATGGCTACCCGTCTAACGCGCCCCCGGTTGGGTTCCTGCAGTCGACTCGACCAACGGCGGCGGCGCGGTGGGTGAACCGGATCACGTTTACGCCCGACCCGCGCGACGTGTGGTTGCTCAACCGGTCGTTTGAGGCGTTTGCGTATGAAGTCGAACGGCGCACATCGCGCGCCACGCTGACCAGGGGTCGACCCTGGTTGGCGCTCTAAACTCCCCTTTTCTCTCTGGAGTACTCCAACCGTGTCCACTCTGTTTTCGGCGTTTAATTCCGTCATCACGCGCGACGGCCCCATGTGGTTTCCGCGATTCGATCGTTACGTCGGCGTGGCGCTGGAGATTTATGGGGAGTATTCCCCCGACGAACGCGCGACGCTCGAATGTTGTGTGGCCCCTGGCGACACGGTCGTGCAAGTCGGCGCAAACGTCGGCGCGTTGACGATTCCGCTGGCGCGGGCGGTCGGGCGCACGGGCCATGTGTTTGCGTTTGAACCGCAAGAGATGCTGGCGCGGGCGCTGATCGCCAACACGATGGCCACGGCGCAATATCACGTGGCCGTGATTGCCGCGGCCGTCGGGGCGGAACGTGGCACGGCGCGCATGCCGGCGCAGGACTACACGTCGGCGGGCAACTTTGGAGGCGTGGCGCTGGCCGACCAGGAACGGCCCGACGACGTCGTGGTGCCGGTCGATACGCTCGACCTGGCGTTGGCGCGGGTGCCGTCGTGCCGGTTGCTTCACATCGATGCGGAAGGGTCCGAAATGGCCGTGTTGGCGGGCGCGGTCGCGTTTTTGCGCAAGCATCGGCCGATTATTTACCTCGAAATCGACCGGCCAGCGGTGCGCGCGGCGATGCCGGCGTGGTTGGCGGCCAACGGCTATTCGGGGTGGGAACATCACCCGTCGTTGTACGGCGCGGGCAACTTTCGCGGCGTGGCGCAAAACGTGTTTGCCGACACCAGCGGCCGACACATTGTCTCAATCAACCTGATGTGTTTGCCCGACGAACGGGTCGACGATCTGGCGCAGTTGATCCCTATTGGGGCCGAACCGTTTGCCGGCGGCGAAGCTGACCCGAATACCGAGGGCGCGTTTGATGCCAAATAACCGCTTGGCGCTGGTTGGGACGACGCCCCCGGTTGATGGAGTGTTGCAACTGCTGGTGTTTCAGACGGTGCGGCCTATGCCCCCCGGACATCCCGTCGACGTTTTGCAAGAGAAATTGTTGGTGTTGGCGTGGCACGGCGGCCCCCCTGAATGCCATTTCGAGCTCGGGGACGATTTAGATGTGGGCGATGGGGATTTCGGAGACGAGGAGGGAGCGAATTTTCCGGCGGTGTTCCCGTTGCGAACCGGATTGTTTGTCGTGTCGTGGCCGTGGCAACAAACGTTTGGTTATGACCCGGAGTTGCTTGAGGCGGATCGCGACGAGGAAGAAACGCGCGTGACGTACGCGGCCGACGCAACGGTCGAACCGGCGACGGCCGACCATTTGCGCGCGGCGGGGTTGATCCCATGACAACCGCGGCGCGCTATTGGCTGATCTTTGCGGTTGCGTTCCTGGTTGGCAAATTCGGCATGCGGTTGGTGTTGCGCGGCGATCTGTGGCACGTGCGTTCCCGTGTGTTGCGCTGGTGGCACGGGGCGCACAAGTCGTGCGCGTGGTGCGGTGGGCAATACGGTCTGACCAATCGCGAGGCGTTGTTGTCGCCCGTGTTCGATACGCTGGTGGCGTCATCGTTGCGTGTGTGCATGTCGTGCCGTTTGTGGGATAGGTGGCAACGTGCGCGCGCATCATTCGCGGCGGCAAACCGTGCCAAGAATGAGCTAAATCGCTAACGCCAACCAAAGTCGCTATTTTCGCTAGAGTGCCCACCAGACATCCCAACCGTCACCATTCAAGCGGACGCGCAAGCGTTATACAAACGATGAATCCGACCGTTGACGTTATCGGCACGGTGGAAGCGGCGGCCATGTTTGCCGAGGTGGGGCGGCAACTCCCCTTTGCGGCGGCGCAAACGCTAAACGGGTTAGCCAACGGAACGCAGGCGCTCACGCGTGACGACGTGCGGGGCGATTTCGTGTTGCGTAAACCGACGTTCATTCTCAACACGATTTACCGGAAACCGGGCGAAGATTTCGCCAACAAATCCAACCTGTTGGCGGCCGTGCGCGTTGATGATCGGCGCGACCTGCTGGCGAAGTTTGAGACGGGCGGCACGAAACAAAACCCCGACCATCGCATCGCCATACCGTTGGCCGTACGGCGCAACAAACGCGACATTGTGACGGCGGCCAATCGGCCGGCCGCGTTGCTGCAGAAACCACGCGTTGCCATCGTGCGCAACGTCATTCGCCAGACGATCGGCAAGGGGCGGGCCGCGGCCACGCGCGTGTTGTACCTGTTACGCCCGTCGGTCACGATCCCCGATAAACTCAACATGCGCGAAAACGCCGAAACGATCGCAACGCGGGATTTTGAGCGCATTGCCGGCGCGGCCATCGACAAAGCGTTGGCAACGGCGCGGCGTTGACTGCTACGCCTATTGCTCGGCGGCGCGCCTGGCGTGGTGGGAGTGACCCCATTGCGTCGGGCGCGTTGTCGCGTGGCACGGGTCCTTCCCAGGGGGGGGGGCCCGCACGGCTCGGACAAG